GATGTAGGTGAAGATGATACAACTGCAGATGAATCTGCTAGTATTTTATTAGCTGCAGGTCACAGTTTTATTATGGGAACCTCACATGATTCTGTTGGGGTAAGTGATGCTGATGCTAATCTAGTTACAGATCTTGTTGATTTAGAAAGTATTATAGTTCAACCTGGTGCAAATGCTATTGATGTAGAAATATTAGTTGCGAGCGTATAATGGCAGATTGTTTTACTACAAAAGATTTAAGTCCTAAAAAGAAAAAGGAAGAAGATAAAAAAGATGATTAAGTTATTATTATTTACTACTTTTTTAAATACTTCGACTATAGAAGCATTACCTGCGAAGCCTGTTAAAATTGAGGCAAGAAAGCGGGGAAAGCATCAACGGGGGAGAAAGAGGAGAGGATTAAGATAATGGCTGTTGATGATTTTGATAAAAGTGTAATTACCGAATGGGAAGGTGGACAAAGACTTTATGGATATGTTCCATTCAGCAGCAAGAAAGGAAGTAGTAGTGGCCTTACTATTGCTACTGGACTAGATCTTTCTAGGCAATTATATTCAGAGCTAGAAGGTATTAGTGGGTTATTGCCAGAAACTTTAGCCCTGTTTAAGCCTTACTTAGCTACAGGGCCTGGTGCTTGGGGTTTAACACATACTAAAGGACAATTAGGAACTCTATTAAGCTCCGGTCATCCTAATTATATTTATAAACAAGCAGGACAAGGTCAGGGTATTGAAAATAGAAAAATTACTATTACTCAACCACAGGCACAAATTATAGATGATTATTTTTTTAAAAAATCTGAAACAAAAGCAAAAGAAGTATATAAATCATTAACAGGAGTTAATAGTGAAAGTGGAGGTGGTCCTAGATGGGAAGATTTATCTAAAGCTCAAAGAACAGTAATGGTAGATATAGTTCATAATATGGGAAGAGATGCTATATTTGGATATCCAAAATTAAAAAAAGCAATAGGTTCAGGTAATTGGACAGATGCTATAACTGAAATGGAAGCGGGAGAAAGTAATATTGAAGGCGCTTCTGGATGGTCTAATTCAGAGACTGCAAATAGAATGTTAAAAAGAGCACAATATTTAAGACAACAAGGAGTTGAATAATGGCAAAAAGAATAACAAATCCAATGAAAAATCCTAGAAATATGGGAAACAATAGAGCAGCATCTATGAGAGGTAACGCTAGAAGACAAGGTGCTAATCAACCATTTCAAGGTGGTTTTCAAGGTGGATTAAATATAAACAAAGGAGTGTCAGCACAGCAACCTCAAGCTAGACCTCAGCCTCAGAATGGACAATCTTGTCCTCCAGGGCAATCAATGCGTCCAGATCCAAATAATCCTGGACAACAAACATGTCAACCTGCTCAACCAAATCTTGGTACACCAGAAATGGGTAATGTGCCAGTAAAAAATGTACAAAGAGCAGTAAATCCAAGAGGTGGCAATCCTATGCCTAACCAAGGGAATATGAATAAAAAAACGAGGTATTAATGGCTAAGCGTAAAGATAAGCAGGCCCATAGATTACGTCAAATATTTAATAGATGTAATCAATCAAATCGCATACAATGGGAGTATGTTAATCAGAAGTCTTTTGATTTTGCTAATGATAATCAGTTATCAGCAAAAGAAACACAAGATCTGGAAGATCAAGGTATGCCTACATTTACTATTAATAGGATTGCTCCTGTTGTAGAAATGTTAAACTTCTATGCTACTGCTAATAGTCCAAGGTGGCAAGCTGTAGCGGTTGACGGTTCTGATTCTAAAGTAGCAGCAGTATTTTCTGATATGGCTGACTATATATGGTCCTTATCTAAAGGGGAGACTTTATATGCTAATGCAGTTAATGATGCAATAACTAAAAGTATTGGATGGATGCATGTTGTTGTAGATCCTGATGCAGATAGAGGAATGGGAGAGGTTAAAATTGAACAACCAGAACCATTTGATATATTTGTAGATCCTAAAGCTAGAGATATATTATTTAGAGATGCTAGTTTTATAATGGTTCGTAAAATATTACCTAAAGCTCAATTAATTAAACTATATCCAGATAAAAAAGCTAAGATAAATAAAGCTTCTTCTAGTGAAAATAATGATTATAGCTATACAGAAAAAGCATTTGATACTTATCAAAAAGACTTTGGATATAAAGATGTAGTTGAAGCTGATTCTGTAGATCCTGAAACTGGAGATACAGATACATTAATAGAATATTTTGAAATGTATGAGAAAGTTAAAATAGCATATATGAATGTATTTTATCGTATACCTCCTACAGAAGATCAAATAAAAGAAATACAATCAGAAGTTGAAGTAAGGTCTCAAGAAACTGCTGCAGAAATGCAAGTTCAAATTATGGAACAGCAACAGCAATTACAACAGCAAGTTGAAGCTGGCGAAATGCTTCCTGAAAGAATGCAACTTGAAATGCAGAAAGCTGCTAAGAATATGCAAAGTGAAATTGAGATGCAAAAAACTCAAATGATGAATGAACTTATTCAAAAGGCAACACAAGTAGATAATAGAGTTGTTACTGAAAAAGAGTTTGATATTCTTCAAAAAGATCCATCTTTTCAAAACATATTACAAGAAGCAATACGCTTCCACGGGAATAGAATACGTAAGATTTGCGTTGCAGGTGATGTGACTCTGTATGATTTATTCTTACCCGACAATATAACTGAGTATCCTTTAGTTCCATTTCATTATAAGTGGACAGGTACTCCATATCCTATCTCCGCTGTTTCACCTTTAGTTGGTAAACAGAGAGAGTTAAACAAGTCACATCAACTTATGGTTCATAATGCATCTTTAGGAAGTAGTCTTAGATGGTTACATGAAGAAGGTGCAATTGATACAGATTACTGGGAGAAATACTCCTCGTCTCCTGGTGCGTTGCTACCAGTTCGTCCTGGCTCAGTTCCACCTACTCCTGTTCAACCAGCTCCACTATCAAATGCATTTTTTCAGATAGTGCAGGAAGGTAAGAACGATATGGAATACCTTGCTGGAATATATTCTTCTATGCAGGGCGATACTGGCTCGCAACATGAAACATATAGAGGTATGCTTGCTATGGATGAGTATGGTACTCGTAGAGTTAAACAATGGATGAAGAATGCTATTGAACCAGCATTAAGACAGCTTGGAGAAGTAGTTAAACAATTTTCTCAATCTGTTTATACAGCACATAAAGTATTTAGAGTTGTTCAACCTAATGCATTACATGAGGACAGAGAAGTTCAAATTAATGTTCCTATGTATAATGACTTTGGAGAAGCAATAGGTAGATTTATGGATTATGAAACAGCTAGATTTGATGTGCGAGTTATTACAGGCTCTACACTACCATTAAATAGATGGGCATATTTAGCAGAATTAAAAGATATGATGCAACTTGGTATTATAGATGATTTAGCAGTTCTTGCAGAAACTGATATTAAAGATAAAGAACTTATAGCTGAAAGAAAAAGCCAATTATCTCAATTACAAGGGCAACTATCTGGATTGGAGGAACAATTGAAAGACAAGGATGGTACTATTGAGACTCTCGAACGGCAATTGGTTCAAGCAGGTATTAAAGGCAAAGTCATGCAAGCTGAAATGGAGATTGATAAGCAAAAGAATCAAGTTAAAAGTAAAACAGAAAAAGAATACCTGGAGACTCAAGCAAAGCAGAAACTTTTAAGAAATAGGATGTCTGACGAAACTGTTACTGCAAAGAAACAAGTTCAGAACGATCTTAAAACAAAGTCGAAGGAAATGGACTTACAAATAAAAAGTGTAATAAATAGTTTGCAAGTTAATAAAGAACCTTCGTAAATTAGTAAGAATAACAACCTTAATAAGGAGAGACAATGGAAGATAATCAACAACAAGGCAACCCAGAGCAATCTGGCTCCTCAAGTGATTTCTTTGAAGCGCTGGAAGATAATGTCAATAGCGCTATACAAGATAATTTAAATGAAGCCGAAGTAACCCAAGCTCAACCAAGTGGCCCCGAACAGGTAACCCACAATACAACAGAGCAAGGCAC